GAGTGGTCGTTCAGAAGCACTATCTCTATTGATACTTGATGAGGCTGCTTTTATTGATAAGATTGATACGATATGGGCTGCAGCATCACAGACACTATCTACTGGTGGTCAATGTGTTGCATTATCCACACCAAATGGTGTTGGTAATTGGTTTCATAGAACGTGGATGGACGCAGAGGATGGTTTAAATGATTTTAATTTTATAAAATTATTTTGGGATTTACATCCAGAAAGAGATTCGACTTGGAGAGAAGAACAAAATGCTTTACTAGGCCCATCGTTAGCAGCTCAAGAATGTGATTGTGATTTCATCACTTCTGGTCAATCAGTAGTTGATGGTATTATATTGGAAGAATATAAAAATACTCAAGTTAAAGATCCGATAGAAAAACGTGGTATAGATAGTAATATTTGGATATGGGAGCCACCAAACTATACAAAAGATTATATAGTATGTGCGGATGTTAGTAGAGGAGATGGTACAGACTATTCTGCATTTCATATTATAGATGTAGAAAGTTTAGAACAAGTAGCAGAATATAAAGGTAGATTATCTACAAGAGATTTTGGAAATTTATTGGTTAATATATCCACAGAATATAACAACGCATTACTAGTTGTTGAGAACAATAATATTGGATGGGCTGCAATACAACAAGTAATTGATAGAGAATATGAAAACTTGTTTTATATGAGCAAAGATTTAAAAGTTGTGGATACACAAAAACACATAAACAATAAAATAAATAGAGCAGAGAAACAATTAATACCAGGTTTTACGGTAACACAAAAAACACGACCTTTGATTGTTTCTAAGTTAGAAGAATTTTTCAGAGAAAAATCTGTAATTGTACACTCTAATAGATTAATAGATGAGTTGTTCGTATTTATATACAATGGTAATAGAGCAGAAGCTATGACAGGATATAATGACGATTTAGTGATGTCATATGCTATGGGATTGTGGATAAGAGAAACAGCTTTGAGATTGAGAGCAGAAGGTATAGAATTACAAAAGAAAGCAATGGGTAGTATAACATCAAATCAAGGTGTTTATATGCCAAAGAATAACCAAAATGATTCTTGGACAATGGAAGTAAATAAAGAACAAGAAGATTTAACTTGGTTAATAAAATAATAAGAGGTAAAAATGGCCGATACAAGTTTAAGATCTAGATTATTAAGACTTTTTTCTACAAATGTAGTTGTTAGAAATGTAGGTGGTAAAAAACTAAAAGTAGCAGATACTAGTAGAACACAGTCTTATCAAAAAAGTAATCTTATAGATAGATATCAGAAAATTTTCACAGGCACTGGATTAAGTGGTTATTCAGATGCATTATTGACAAAATCAGTAAGACTAAATCTTTTTAAAGATTATGAGGCTATGGATCAAGATGCAATTATTTCATCTGCACTTGATATTTACGCTGATGAATCAACAATGAAATCAGAGTATGGTGATGTGTTAGAAATAAACACAGACAACGAAAATATAAAACAAATACTACACAATTTATTTTATGATATTTTAAATATAGAATTTAATTTATGGCCATGGGTTCGTAATATGTGTAAATATGGTGACTTTTTTTTACAATTAGAAATAAATGAAAAATATGGTGTTACAAATGTAGTTCCATTATCAGTTTATGATGTTTCAAGGATTGAGGGTATAGATCCTGATAATCCAGAGTATGTAAAATACTTAATAGAATCCACAACATCAGAACATAGATATAAACCAGAACAATCTGCAACTAGAACAGAGTTAGAAAATTATGAAGTAGCACATTTTAGATTATTATCAGATTCTAATTATTTACCTTATGGTAAATCACAGATTGAGGGTGGTCGTAAAATCTATAAACAATTAACTCTCATGGAAGATGCTATGTTAATTCATAGAATCATGAGAGCACCAGAAAAAAGAATATTTAAATTAGATATTGGAAATATCCCACCAGCAGAAGTTGATAACTACATGCAACAAGTTATTAATAAGATGAAGAAAGCACCTGTTGTTGACGAAAATACTGGTGATTATAATTTAAAATATAATATGCAAAATATTACAGAAGATTTTTTCTTACCAGTTCGTGGTGGAGATAGTGGAACAAGTATAGAATCACTTCCTGGTTTGACTTATGAGGCGACAGAAGATATCGAGTATCTTAAAAACAAACTGCTATCATCTTTAAGAATACCTAAAGCTTTTCTTGGGTATGAAGAACAAATTGGTTCTAAGGCTACATTAGCAGCAGAGGATGTAAGGTTTGCTCGTACCATTGAAAGAATTCAAAGAATAACATTGTCCGAATTAACTAAAATAGCTATTGTACATTTATATTCACAAGGCTATCAAGATTCAGATTTGGTTAATTTTGAACTTGATTTAACAAATCCATCTACAATCTATGAACAAGAAAAGATTGAGTTGTGGAACAATAAAACTTCTCTCGCAGAAGCTATGTCAAGAGATGGCATTATGTCAAATACTTGGATTAAAAAGAATGTATTTGGTCTTACCGATGAAGAAATAAAATTAGAACTTAACAACATTATTGCAGATAAAAAGTATGCTTTTAGACTTTCACAAATTGAACAAGAGGGTAACGATCCTGCACAAAGTGGTGAAGCAGTCGGTACACCAAGTGATATGGCTTCGGCGTCACCAGCACCAGAGGGTGAACAACCACCTGATAGTGCAGCAGGTTCATTATTTAATCCTGATTTTGGTGATGAGGATTCTGATGCAGGTAGACCTGAAGAAGCTGATAAATATGGAAAAGATAGTGGAGTTCGAGGTAGAGATCCATTAGGTGCTCATGATAAAAAGAAAGGTGGTAGTAATTCACCTAAATATGGTAGGTCTTTAGCGTTGTCACATTATGATGCATTAAAAAAATCCATGAATTTTGGTAAAAAAGATAAAGAAATTATAACAGAGGTATCTGAATTAGAAAAAGAATATGAAGATGAGGTAAGTTCTTTAACTAATGGTAGTTCAAATGATTAATTATTGTTTAACTTTATATTTATTTATGACTAAATATATATATACTATACGGAGTATTTAAAAATGGCTCAAAAATTAAAACATTCTAAGATAAAGAATACTGGTATTCTTTTTGAATTATTAACGAGACAAATTACAGCAGATGTATTAGCAGGTAAAAGCACAAAATCTGTCTCAATTGTAAAAAAATATTTTAATGAGAAAACCGAATTAGGAAAAGAGTTCGAGTTATACAAAATTTTATCTGAAAAACATTATCAATCTGAAAACAGAGCGAGTCATTTACTTGAAGCAGTTGTAAAGTCAAGACAAAAACTCAGTAATTCTACTTTGCGTCGTGAAAAATATAATCTCATTAAAGAAATTAAAGAAAACTATAATGTAACTGATTTTTTTAATGGTCGTATTCCAAATTATAGAATATTAGCTTCTATATACAATGTCTTTCAATCTGAAACAAGTGATATAGAGTTTAAACCAGACGATGTTGTTAATTCTAAGTTTACTGTATTAGAACATATAACAAGTAAAAAGGTTACCAGCAAGGAAATCAAAGAAAAAGTAATAAATGAGTATGGTAAGTCGGATAAAGACTTGAGATTACTTGCATATGAGATATTAGTTGATAAATTCAACAATAAATACAAAAATCTAAACGAATCTCAGCGTAATTTGTTAAAAAATTATATAAATAATGTTAGTAATACAAATTCTTTGAAAGATTTTGTTGATAATGAAGTTGTGGCTATAAAAAAAGAATTAAATACACATTTACCAAAAATAGACGATAAAATAACGAAAATTAAGTTAAGTGAAGCTATTAATCAAGTAGAAAATTTAACTAAAGGTAAAGTGGTTAGTGAAAAACAAGTTTTAACTTTGATGAGGTACTATGAACTAATCAAGGAGATACAAAATGTCCACAAACATTAATGCTTTAAAAAAATACATTAAAGAATTAATCAAACAAGAACTTGAAGAGGCATCTACTACTGGTGCTATTGATGGTGGTGAAGGCCCACCTAAAACACCATATGCTTTTAGTGGTGGTCGTAAAAAAGACAAAGAGAAAGAAGATAAAATTGCAAAAGCCGGTGGGTATATGAGGGTTAAAGAAGATATTACTGTATCAGGTTATTCTCAGCTTAGAAAACCAATTCAAGGAATAGCTATGTCTGTAAAAGATTTACTTAAAGGTTTACAAAGTCAGAATGATGATATGGTATTACCTGAAATAGAGTATATCTATGAAAAAGCTACAGAAATGATGAAAATGATGAAAAATAAAAGATACAATGAATCCGTAAATGAAGGAAAGTACCACGATTATAGAAATGATGAGTCAATGACTCCAAAACAAAAAATTGGTCAGTCAATGAGAGAAGTACGTAATGCACTTAGTGAATTAAGTAAACTCATTGATATGAATATTAAATTAAAAAATGAATTAAATGTTAATTCACAGTCATATTGGAAAAATACCCATAAGGCGTTACACAAAATAAGTGAGAGGTTAGTAAAACTAGCAAACAAAGTCGGTCAATTACAGTAGTAACTTGATATGGCGTTTGATGATAAAAAGAAGTCCTATATGGACACTCTTTTTAGTATTTCTACCTTGTTAAAAAGATGGCAGGTAGAAATACAGAATAAAGAGATAGACAAGAATTATATGATAAGGAGACTTAACCAATGGATAGAACAATTGGAAAGTCTCAAAACTGAAATTATGATGGAGAAGGACTAAATGAAACAATTAATAGTAGATTATTTACCATTTGAGGTAAAACCAGAGCATATTAATGAATCCATGAATGAAAATAATGGAAAGTTAGTTGTTAGTGGTGTTTTACAACGTGCAGAGGCTAAAAACCAAAATGGTAGAATATATCCAAGAGAAATCCTTGTTCGTGAAGCTAAAAAATATACAAAAGAATTTATTAAACAACGTAGGGCTATGGGTGAATTAGACCATCCAGAATCTTCTGTTGTAAATCTAGCTAATGTATCTCATAATGTAAAAGAGATGCATTGGGAAGGTGACAATCTATTAGGTACTGTTGAAGTATTGAGTACACCATCAGGTAATATATTAAAAGAATTATTTAAAAGTGGAATAAAACTTGGAATTAGTTCTCGTGGTATGGGTTCAGTAGAAACTGTACAAGAGAATGGAGCTCAAGAGGTTCAAGGTGATTTTGAATTAATAGCTTTTGATTTTGTCTCCAATCCATCTACACATGGTGCTTTCATGTATCCAATGAATGAATCAGTTGACAAAACACCAGTCGTTGGTAGAACTTGTGGTGATTATTGCAAAGTTGAATCAGTTATTAATGATATCATGAGAGGGGCGTGATAGTGAATAAATTAGAAAAAAAAATGTATAACCTTATAAAAGAAGTATCGATGACTACTACAGGATATGGTTTGAATACAGGTGATGCTTGGCCTGATGGACTCTTTACAAAGTATGGTGAGAAGAGAATAATTACTCCAGCAGGGATGCCTAGGGGTATGGTACAAATTGTAGCACCAGCTGCAGATTCTATTTATGGTGGTGATGGTTCAAAAAGAGAAGTAACACAAATGGAAAAACAAGGTACTTTAAAAAGAACTAAAATTACACCTGAATATCTTAAAAGTCAAGAAGTATTAGATCCACACGAATTAAGAGATGATACTCCACCATTAAATCCTGGTCAAAGAGTTTATGGTAGAAGAGCATTTGGAACATCACCTGATTATATCATACCAAAAGAAAGTCACGATTATATAACCACTGCTAAAAATATATTAACAAAACCAACCACACCACCTGAAGGAAGTAAGAGTGGTGGTATACCAGCAACACCAGAACCAGGTTCTACTAGTAAAAGTGGATATAGACAATTACAGAAAGGTGGTAAAAATTTAAAAGATTTAGATAAAATGTACGTTTACAAAATGTTAGGTCAATATGACGCTAAGAAAAATGGAGTATAATGATGGCTAGAGAAAAATCTATAAACGAAAAGTGGAGAGATTGGAGATTAGACTCTGCATTTGTAAATGAGAAAAAAGGTGATGATAAAATTCAAGTGCCGGGTATTGGGATGTACACATACGACACTTTAAAAAGTAAAGTTCAAAAAATGGCAAAAGATTTATCTGACAATGCAAAAAGAGGTAAATGGAATAAGTCATCTCGTAATGGAATCAGAGCATTTGCAGAAATGTGGGATGCA